CTTGGTGGGAGAACCGTCTGTTGGTTGACCTCAAGTCAGGGAAGTGGGCCGAGCAGAGATTGACTAAGACAGTGGAGGGGCTTTGCCAGCGCATTGACCCGAAGTTCCGCTTGTCATGCGATATCAAGCTTGAGCCTATGCCCGAGGGAAAAGCGCCACGGATGTTGATAGCTGACGGAGACGAGGGCCAGGTTATGGCACTCCTCACCATATGCTGTATTGAAGACCTCATCAAGAAGCACATGCCGAAGAAGACCATCAAGGGGTTAGCGAAGCGCCCAGCCATGGAGCGTCTCGCTGCTGAGCTCCGAGTCCCTGCATCCGCATACTCGAAGACGAAGAAGGCCGGCGGACATGGGTCCGCACCTCCTGGTGGGTCAATTTTTGAGGGGGATGGGTCTGCGTGGGACACTACATGCAGCGCCCGCCTCCGAGATTGTGTCGAGAACCCGGTGATTATGCATGTCGGTTCAATTCTGAAGGCGCTCATGTCAGAGCCGACCTCGTGGATCGATGCCCACTACGACGTTTGTGCTGTCGACAAGTTGACGATGACGTTCAAGAAGAACAACCAGTTCAAGAAGCTCATCATCGATGCTATCCGTCGCAGTGGTCACCGGGGAACCTCCTGTCTCAATTGGTGGGTGAATTTTTGTTGCTGGCATGCGGCCATTTTCCAGATGCCCGAGATTTTCCTTGACCCTGACGTTCGTTACGGGCTGGATCACGCTGGCGTTCTGAGGTGGCTTAGCAGTGGTTTCGAAGGAGACGACAGCATTTTATCAACCACCCCGAAGATTCAGGAGACCGACGAGTTATATGTCACGATTCTCCAGCGTTGGGAACGTTGGGGTTTCAACATGAAAATATTCCTTCGCAAGGACCGTGCCCTTTTCACGGGCTATTATTTGGCATTGGACGACAGTGGACCGACGGGCCTTATGATGCCGGAAGTCGACCGCTGCTTTGCTCGTGCAGGTGTATCCTGCAGTTCCACGATGATTGAGTTCTTCAAGGCCGGCAATCGTGCCGGGTGTAAGTCGATCTCTCGCGCTGCCGCATTGTCGCGCGCTTATGAGTTCGCGGGTTGGGCGCCCACCATTTCCGTCAAGTACCTCCGTTTTTACGAGAGTTTGGGCGGCAGCACCCACGTCGACCGCGACTTGAAGATGCGCACAGTCGGCGATGTCGAGGACTTCGCTGAGTCTGACATTGTCAGTGAGATCAACTTGAAGAACGGTGCCGCGATGAGCTTCGACACCTCAGAGCTTGACCGCCTCAAGGCCACTGGTTTTGAGTGCACGCATGAGGAGTTGTTGGGCTTTAGCGTAAGAGTGTGGGACTATGACCTGCTCAAGGATTGGGAGGGTTTCCGCGAGAGCCTTCCCAGCTCTTGGCGCTCCGCTTAGGCGGGGCTTTCAGCTCGTGAAGACGCGTGGCTGTGTCGATAATTAACCATTAAGCCATTTTGGCCCTTGGTTTTAATTAAAGTCCCAGGGCTCACGGAGGAAATGCCGTGGGTGAGAAGGCGTAGGACCAATGCATTCAAGGGGAAGTTCCGCCCCCCTCTCCGGGTCCCGGGTACCGAAGGGAGATACCCGAAGGAGCCAGCCTTATTCTTGATCCCTGGGCGTGGAGCCCGCCCAGGGGGCAGCATGGCGGATAACCTGTGACGGAGCAGGCCTGAGGTGAAGGCTATGTCGAACGCGGGTTCACCACCGCGTGGGGTTTGGCCACCCTTAATCGGCAGCAGGAGGGGCCCCTCTCCCGCGCATCCCTAAGGGATGTGACCCTGGCACCCAAGCCGTAAGGCGTGGACTGTTGGAAGGGCCCCCAAAGAATGGTTGCGAAGTGACCCAGCACTGCTAGACAAATCTGGGCGTACCTAGTAACAAGAGCACGTTTCCAAGCCCGCCGACCTCTCACGTGGACTATCAAACATTCACGGTAGTCGTTGACCCATTTCCAGTCATGTCGGTTGTGGTGGTTTCTTGAGCACCACCTTTGGAAGCACCAGGAGTTAGTCGCCCTGCCCCGGCGCCGAACGGTTCGTCCGATAGTTTTGGCCGGGATGTGCGGAGCGTGCTCTGGGTACGGGTGGACCGTCGCGTCGGTCGTTTTAGGCTCGTTAAACATTTAGTCAGTTGCCACTTTGGCACACGACGACCTGGGTGAGGATCTGTCCCGCCCAGCATACGTCCGCAACTAATAGACCGTTGCGTCATCGCGATGGCTAAGGGGATCAGGAACAGGAACGTCCTTAAGAGGGCGAAGCTGAAGAAGCGAACGGGCGGCAGACTTTACGGCATCAAACAAGGTGTCGGGAAGATCACTCGGGACGCGTTTCCGACTAAGCGCACGAAGAAGGTTCCCGTCGCATCTAAGAAACAGTCAGTCTTGGTGAAGTATGCATTGAACGCTATGCACCCAATGCACTTACCATTACCGAGGGCCGTAGGTGGTTACACTGTTATCCGAACTACTGACGTCGTCAACGCTAACGCGGAGGCGGTCATGTTCGGCACCTTCAAGGGCCCCGGGCAAGAATTTACTGAGACTACTTGGCTCAGCAACATTGCAGTCCGCTGTGTTGACGTCGACCTGCCAATCAACTCATCGGGCGATGGCAATGCGTACTTCTACGGAAGCACCGCACTTGCAGCCCCGGCGTTGACAGGAGCTCGAATGGTACCAGCGGCTATTACCGTTCAAGTCATGAACGGGCAAACGTTGCAGAGCGCCGATGGCATTTGCTATATCGG